TAACCCGCCGCCTCCCTCGGTGCGACTCCGAGCCCCGCCACCTTCGAGCGTGTCGCTAAGTAACGAACTAACGATCGTGGAGGCGACCCGTGCCCACTGTCGCCCACCACCACCGGGCCCCCATCCGCACCGTGGAGGGCAAGCGGGTCCACATCGACCCGACCTGCACGAAGGACTGCCCCCCGGTCGGCTGGTGCCCGTGCCCCCCCTGCCGCGCTACCCAGGCCAACGGCCCCAACCCCGACGACGTGGCCCAACGCTGGACCGCCGAACGCGTCGACCAGCTCAGGGTCGCCGCCCGCATGGCCCTCGCCACCGGCCACCCCGGAGCGTGGGTGACGTTCCGCATGCTCGCGGACCCCAGCGCCGTGCTCGACCTGGTCGAGAAGCTGGAGAGGCTGAAGAAGCTGGAGAAGCTGTGGGCCGAACAGCAGGGCGCGGCGTGACCCGCCACCCCGACCGTTCCGAGAACATCGACGGCAACCCACTGGCCGGGCTGACCGACCATGAGTACGAGGTGCTGGTGCAGCGTGCCGTCGATGGGAACGCCGATGCACTGAACCGCCTGCTCGGTGTCGGTGAGCAGGAGCCCACACCGTGAGGTGGCTGCTGGAGTGGTGCGTCCCCGCCCGCTGCCTGCGCTGGCACCACCTCACCGCCGACCCGCTCACCAACACACCCGCTCACGTCGAGGACGACGACCTGGTCCGCCAAGGGCGAGGGGGGGACTACGACGGGGTCGCTGCCCTGATTGGTGCGACCGATCCAGACCAAGTCTGCGACGCCCTCTATGCCGCCGTCTGCGGGTTCATCAACGGTGGCTGACCCTGACCCGCCGGTGCCGCCCGAGCGTGGCCCCGAACCGCCATCCACCATCCAGGTGGGACCGCTGCGCTTCACCGAAGCCGGCAACGCCGGACACTGCCGGTGGGAACGCCAGATCATCGCCCTGGACGCTGGTGCACCCCACGACGCCAAAGCGGTGGTGGTGCTCCACGAGGTGATCCACGCCTGCCTCGCCGCCCTCGCCGTCGATGACGACACCGAGGAAGCGGTCACCCGCCACCTCGGTCACAGCCTGCTCGGCGTCCTCCGCGCCAACCCCACCCTCGTCACCTACCTCACCGGCTGACGTGCGCCACGGCGACCCGCTCATCGTCACCGACCGCACCCCCGCCGGCTTCGCCCTGCCATGAGCACCCCGAGCCCCCGTCCCTGGAAGGACACCCCACACCCATGACCACCCCCATCGGTGACCCCCGCCCAGCCGGCAAGGAAGGCCCAGCCGGTGACCAGCGAGCAGCCGGCAAGGAAGGCCCAGCCGGGGATCCCCGCCCAGCCGGCGACGAGAAGCCCGCCACCAAGAAGAAGTAACCCGATGCCCCGCAGCCACGGCCGTACCGGACGCCCATGGCGCAGGGTCAGGGAACGGGTACTCCGAGCCTCCGATGTGTGCTGGCTGTGCGGTCAGACCGGAGCCGACACAGTCGACCACGTCCAACCCGTCGCCCTACTGGCCCACGACGATCCACTCCTAGTCGACCCGACCAACCTGCGACCCGCGCACCGCTCCTGCAACAGCGCTAAGGGTTCGGGCACACCGCGTCGCTCGCTCACAACTTCACGGAGCTGGTGAACCGACCGCGACGAAATCGCGCCCGACCAACCTGCGCCCCGCGACTGCGGCGCGAAATCTGAGCGCGGGGTGGGGGGAGCCTCCCCCTACCCCACACAAGCGGGAGACCCCCGGGCATTGCGCCCTTTCTCTCTCTAACGACTTCGGAAGGCGCCCCTTCGACGATGGCTGCCCGCAACCCCGCCAGGAAGCCCCCGGCCCGTAGAACCCTGCCCGAGGTGGTCCCGCTGGGAGAGCGGCGGCACTCCCTGGAGGCGGTGCGGGACCTGCTGGCGGTTCGGCTCGAGGCCGCGGATGAGCGGGCCTCGGCCCCCTTGGCGAAGATGTTGGTGGACGTGATGCGGGAGCTGGCCGACCTGTCGGACACCGGGGAGGCCCGTAGCGTTGTCGACGATCTCACCGCCCGCCGAACGTCTCGGCGTGCAACCGCCACGGGTAGCTAACCACCCGCCTTACACCTCGTCGTCGGGCTCAGAGGCGACCGAGCTGGCCGCCTCAGCCGGGCTGGTGCTCGACCCCTGGCAGGCGTACTGCCTGGACGTGATGTTGGGTGAGCGGCCCGACGGCAAGTGGGCCGCCTTCGAGGCCGGGATGCTGGTGGCCCGCCAGAACGGCAAGGGTGGCGTGCTCGAGGCTCGCGAGCTCGCGGGCCTGTTCCTGTTCGGCGACCGGCTGATCCTCCACTCAGCCCATGAGTTCAAGACGGCGGCGGAGGCGTTCCTGCGGGTGAAGGCGCTGGTGGACGGCACCCCGGAACTGTCGCGGCGGGTGGCCCGGATGCGGACCTCCCACGGCGAGGAGGGCATCGAACTGGTCGGCGGGGCCCGGCTGCGGTTCGTGGCCCGGTCACGGTCCTCCGGTCGTGGCTTCTCCGGTGACACCGTGATCCTCGACGAGGCCCAAGAGCTGCCCCGCGCCGCGATGGGCGCCCTGTTGCCGACGCTGTCGGCCCGGCCGAACCCGCAGGTGATCTACACGGGCACCGTGCCGGGGCCCGGCAACGACTCGGCGCATTGGGCGTCGGTGCGTGACCGAGGCCGCTCCGGCGCTGACCCGTCGCTGGCGTGGCTGGAGTGGTCCCCGGTCGAGGATCTGGACGATCTGGACGACCGGGATGCGTGGCGGGCGGCGAACCCGGCGCTCGGCTACCGGATCACCACCGAGACGATCGAACGTGAACGCAACGCTCTCGACGATGACGCCTTTGCCCGGGAGCGACTGTCTCTGTGGTCGACCCGCCACCACCTGACGGTGGTGGCGATGGCCGAGTGGGCGGCGCTGGCCGATCCCCGGTCGGTCGTCGAGGATCCGGTCGCCTTCGCCATCGACGTGACCCCTGACCGCTCCTCGGCGTCGGTCGCCATCGCCGGGCGACGCTCTGACGGTCGCCATCACGTCGAGGTGGTCGACAACTCCCGGGGTACCGGGTGGGTCATCGAGCGGGTGGCGGGCCTGGTGCAGCGGTGGTCCCCGGTGGCGGTGGTGCTCGATGCCTCGGGGCCGGCCGGGTCGCTGATCGCCGGGCTCACCGACGTCGGCGTGGAACCGGTTGTCGTGTCGGGCCGGGAGATGGCCCAGGCGTGTGGCGCCTTCTACGACGCCGTAGCCAACGGCTCGGTGCGTCACGTCGACCAGGCACCGCTCAACAGCGCCCTCGGTGCCGCCCGCAAACGCAGCCTCGGTGACGCCTGGGCCTGGCACCGCAAGGATCCCACCGTCGACATCAGCCCACTGGTGGCCGTCACCCTGGCCCTGTTCGGCTACGAACGCTACGGCGCAGTCAAGCCGAAACGTACGGGGAAGGTGTGGTGAGCTGATGCTGAACCGCACCGACGCTGTCGAGCTGGTGAACGACCATCTGCTGCCGGCGCTTCGCTCCGAGCGGCAACGCCTCGATCACATCGACGCCTGGTACCGGTGGCGCCATGAGGACCCGGTCATCCCCCGCCAGGCCACCCCGGAGCTGCGGGCTCTGCTCGAGCTGGCCCGCACGCCCTGGTTGGGCCTGGTGGTCACCAAGGTTGCTCAGTCCATGTACGTCGACGGCTACCGGTCCCCGGAGTCGAACGACGACCTGCCACCGTGGCGGCTCTGGCAGCGCAACGACCTCGACGGCCGCCAGATCGCCGTGCACCGCGCCATGCTCGCCTACGGCTCCGCTTACCTCACCGTCCTCCCCGGCGTCGACGGGTTCGATCAGCCGATGGCGGTCATGCGGGGTGTGTCGCCCCGCAAGATGCTCGCCTTCTACGCAGACCCGGCCGAGGACGACTGGCCCATGTACGCGCTCCGCATGGAGCCGCAGGGCACGGCGTGGATGCTGCGCCTCTACGACGACGAAGCCGTCCACTTTCTCGGCATCGAGGACGGCGACACCCGCTACATCGAACCCCAACCGCACGGCGTCGGCGTCTGCCCGGTGGTCCGCTTCGCCAACCAGCTCGACCTCGAGGGTCGCGCTGATGGTGAGGTGGAGCCGTTCATCGCCCTCGCCAAGCGGATCGACAGGACCGCTTTCGACCGTCTCCTCACCCAGTACTCCTCGTCGTGGAAGGTTCGCACCATCGCCGGCATGGCCGAGCCGGACGACGAGGAGGATGCGAACCGCAAGAAGCTCCAGCTTCGCCAGGACGACATCCTCGTCGCCGAGGACCCGGACACGAAGTTCGGTTCCCTGCCTGAGACGCCGTTGGACGGGTTCATTCGGGCCTATGAGTCCGACATCAAGACCCTGGCCGCGGCGTCTCAGACACCGGTTCACGACATGGTCGGCGACCTCGTCAACCTGAACGCCGAGGCGTTGGCGGCTGCGCGCTCCTCGCTGGACGCCAAGGTGGCCGAGCGCAAGAAGGCGGCAGGCAAGTTTTGGGATCAGAGCCTGAAGCTCGCCTCGAGGGTCGCTGGTGATCTGGACGCCGCTACCGACGCCTTGGCGCACGTGACCTGGGCCGACACGTCGGTCCGGTCCCTGGCTGAGGCGGCTGACGCCTACGGGAAGATGGCGACCATGCTCGGCATACCCGTCCAAGGGCTGTGGCCGATGATCCCCGGCGTGTCCCGCAGCGACGTGGAGGAGTGGAAGACACTGGCCGAGCAGGGTGGCGGCATCGAAGCCCTGATGCGTGAGCTGGCTGGGCAGACCGCACCGCCCGGTGAGTGATGGCCTCGCCGGCCGCACGGCACCTCACCGAGGCTCACCGACGTAGCCAGGCCCGCCTCGCCGCCCGCACCGTGCAACTCATGTTGGCCGCATGGCCCCTGCTGGATGTGGACGATCTCGACGAGAGTGTGCGCCGCTGGCTGCAGGTCGTGTTCCCGCTCGTCCAGGTCAACCGGCGCACCTCCGCCCGCCTCGCCGCCTCCTACATCGCCACGTTCCGCGCCGTGGAGCTCGGCCTGGTCGAGCCGTTCACTCCGCAACTGGCCGCCCCGGTCGTACCGGCGGCGCTGACCACGTCGATGATGGTCACCGGGCCCGCCCTGGCACTCGCCGCCATGCGCCGCGGTGTGCCCGCTGGGGCGGCAATGGACACCGCCGCGGCGGCGTCGTCCCGGGCCGCCATCCGCCACGTCCTCGACGGCGGCCGGGCCACCATCACCGCCACCACCACCGCGGATGACCGGGCCCGGGGCTGGGTGCGGGTCACCTCCGCCAAGGCGTGTGACTTCTGCTCCACGTTGGCCGGCAAGTCGAGCGGCGAGGACGCCTTCGCCGCTCACGATGGCTGCCACTGCTCCGCCGAACCCCTCTACACCTGACCACCCGCTGCGACAGCGGACACCCAACCGAAAGGACAGCCGCGATGGCTGACGATGCCAAGCCTGACCCGCCCGCGAAGGACGACGACAAGAAGGACCCGCCCGGTGGCACCGACGACCTCGGCGACGCCGGCAAACGGGCCCTCGACGCCGAACGCAAGGCCCGGCGCGACGCCGAACGCAAGGCCACGGATCTCGAGAACCGCCTAAAGGCCATCGAGGACAAGGACAAGTCAGACTCCGAGCGCCTCGCCGAGGAGAACCAGCGTCTCACCAGGGACCTCGCCGCCGCGACGGTGAACGGGGCCCGGCTCAAAGTCGCCCTCGACAAGGGCCTCAGTGTCACCCAGGCGAAGCGCCTGGTGGGCGAGTCCGAGGAGGACCTGACCGCGGACGCTGAGGAGCTGCTGGCCGACCTCGGCGCCAAGCCCGGTGACAGGCCGGACCCGCCCGGCAACCGCCGGGACTTCAAGCCGGGCACCGGCGACCCCGACGTCCCCGTCGAGGAAACCGACGTCAAGAAGCTCGGCGAGCGGATGTTCTCTCGCTGAACCCACCCGCACGGCCCCATGTCGGCTGGAGCGGTCAACCAATGACCTAGGAGGTCAACGACATGGCGAACGTGCTCTACACCCCCCAGATGGCGGCTCGGTCCACCATCGCCGCCCTTCGGTGGCTCACCACCCTCCCCCGCACCGTCCGACAGGACTTCGCGGCTGACTTCGTCGCCGGTGTCGGCAACGTCGTCAACGTCGCCGGTCCCGTCTCGGTCGGTGCGTCCCGCACCTACACGGCGGCCAACCGGACAGCCCGGGACGCCATCGTGTTCGACGACATCGCACAGTCCACCGTGCCCGTCACCCTCGACACGCAGATCTACAAGGCGGTGCGTCTCCCCGACGACTTCGCCACGTTCACGCTGCGAAACCTCGAGGATCAGGTGCTCCGCCCGCAGGCCGAGTCCGTCGTGGACGGCCTCTCGGCCGGCCTGGTGGTGAAGATGACGGCCATCGCCTCGGCGACCGGCCTCGCCATCGCCGCCGACGGGTCCAACGCCCTCGGGGTGGTCACCAAGGCCAGGCGCATCCTGAACGACCGCAAGGTGCCCTTCGCCGACCGCACCCTCGCGGTCGGCTCCGGTGTCGCCGAGAAGCTCCTCAACCTGAAGGAGCTGACCGACGCCAGCCAGTCCGGCTCCGACGGTGCGCTGCGTGAGGCCATCATCGGTCGCCTCCGTGGCTTCACGGTCGTGGAGGATCCGGCGCTGGGCGCCGACATCGGCGTCGCGTACCACCGTGACGCCTTCGCCCATGTGACCCGGCCGAGCCGGCCGCCGCAGGGCGCAGGGTTCTCGGCCGCGGTGGCCCAGGACGGGTTCGCCCTCCGGTGGCTGCAGCACTACAACCCGCTGCAGCTCGAGGACCAGAGTGTCGTGGACACCTTCGTGGGTGCCGAGACGCTCGACGCCAACCGGGCCGTCAAGATCACCACGGCGCCCTAGTGGCACTACCTCCGCTCGCTGAGCTCGCTCAGCTCGATGGCTGGCTCGGCTCGACCGCCGATCCGGTCAGGGCGGAGGCGGTGTTGGCGGCCGTGTCCTCCCTGGTGCGCTCCGAAGCGGGCCGCACCTGGGAGGGCCTGGCCGTCCCCGACGACATCGTCGTCGTCGTGTTGGACATGGCCGCCCGGGTCTATCGGAACCCGGCCAACATGGCCCAGGAGTCACTCGGGTCGTGGTCGGGCACTTACGCCCCCGGTGCCCTCGCCGGGCTCGCCTTCACCGCCGCCGAGCGGCGCATCCTCGGCCGCTACCGCACCCAACGCGGGCTGTGGACGATGGGCACCACCCGCAACGACGGCTTCGGTGACGACGTGTTCGTGCCGGTCGTGGACGCCCCGCCCTTCCCCTGGTACTCGACGCTCGACGCGCCGTGAACCTCACCCACCTGCTCACCCAGGAGGTGGAGCGCCTGGCCGCCAGCACCGGGGCCGATGACGACTACGGCAACGCCGTCGCCGGGTTCACCCCGGCCGGCACGTTCCGGTGCCGTCTCGAGCAGCGCCGCGGTGAGGAGCGCACCAACGACCGTGACACCCAGCTCAGCGACTGGGCGCTCTACCTGTCACCCGACGTGGTGACCTCGGGGCGCGACCGCTGGGTGGACGCCTACGGGCGCACCTTTGAGCAGGTTGGTCCGGCCAACATGCGCTCGACGCCGACCGGGCCCGGCTACGTCGAAGTGTCCCTACGACACGTCGAGGGCTGAGCCGTGCCCTTCCGGCTGAACCGCAACGCCACCCGGCTCCTCACCTCCACCCCGCAGATGGCCTCCCACCTGCGCCGCGTCGCGCAGGACGTGGCCGACGAGATCGAACGTGACGCCCCCCAGTGGATCAAACGAAGTGGCGCCAAGTTCTCCGGTGAGGTGGTCCGCGGCCGGAGCGGCCTGGAGGGCGAGGCCCGGGTGGAGTCCCCGTTCTGGCACATGGCCGAGTTCGGGACGGTCAACAACCCCCCCACCCCTTACATACGCCCCGCTGCCCAGCGGGTGCTCAACAGACGAGGCGGACGCCTCGGGATCGGAACCTGACATGGCGAAGGTCGAAGTGCAGTTCGCCCACCCCTACAAGTCCCACCAGCCGGGCTCGGTCGCCTCGCTCGACGAGCACGAAGCGGCCCGCCTGGTCGAGGCCGGTTACGCCGTCCCGGCCAAGGTGTCCGACGCCAAGGCCGTCGGCGCCTCCCCCGACGACGCCGCGTCCAAGAGGTAACCCGTGCCGCTGCGGCTGCTACCCGATGTGGAAGCGACCGCGGTGGCCTACCTGCGGGCGCACTCTGCCGTGGCCGCCATCGTCGGCACCCGCGTCTCGACCGAGCTGCCGTCGACCCCGACCTTTCCGCTGCTCACCGTCCGTCTCGTCACCGGCACCGAGGTGATCCGCACCCACCTCGACGAACAGACCGTCCAGGTCGACGCCTGGGGTGCGGACAAGGCCGGCGCCAGCCTGCTCGCCCGCACCGCCCGCGCCGCCCTGCTCGACGTGCCCGGTGACGCCTCCCTGAGCCGAGGGGTGGTCACCGGCGCCCGCACCGTCCGGGCCTTGGCGTGGATGCCCGACGA